AATTGTCTTTAAGCGTTTCAGTTTCAATCTTCAGGGCTTCAGCCAAAACGCGGTTGGCGTCGGCCTGCCGCTGGAGGCCTTCGTTTGCTACCTTGCGTTTTTCGATGTCTTCGCCGAGAGCTGTAAGCTGCTGCTTATGGGTATCTGTCGCCGCTTCTCCAGAAGCGATGTTCTTTGCACGAACCAAGGCCTCTTCTTCCAAAACGGCGATGACTTCGCGTTCCTTGGCGACGTGATTAATCAACGCCTTGGTGTTGTTTTCGGCCACCGTGGTTGCTGTGTTGCGTTTGTCTGTCTCATCGCCAATGGCGTTTGCGGCGGTGATACTTGCTTCACCGGCTGAACGGGTGTACTCGGCAACCTTGCGTGCCGACGTGGCGAAATTTTCAGCGGAGTCAAATGCCTTGCCAGAGGCTACGGAAAACTGGATGAAAGCGTTACTGGCACCCAGGGCACTTTTGGTTGAAACCTCGGTGCCGTTGGCGAGGGTGAAAAACTCCTTGCCAGCCTTCTGTGCTTCAAGGGCTAATTCTTGGACAGACTTTGCGGTTTTCGGGGTGGTGCCTGAAATGTCTGAAATGTGTTTGTTCATTTCTTCGGCTTGCTTTGTCGCTTCAGCGAACGCGCCGGATAAATCCCTGCGTACCGCGCCGGCGGCAAAAATCCCGATTACCTTACCGGTGTAGATAAATCCTTCAGCTAGGTGCGCGGCGGCGGCGGTACCTACGCGCCCCACGGTAAGCAGACTGTCTACTAGCCCTGATTCACCAATCGCAGCACCAGACTGTTTCAGCGCGTTGATAAAGTTGTTCCACTTACCGACAAGCGTATCGTTCTGTTCGCCGGTTTTGTAGACCTTTTCCAACCCAGCGGCCAACGCCGGCAGCATGTCCGACGCCGCCAACTTTCCAGACGAGATCAGCGCGGTCAACTCTGCGTCGGTAATACCAAGTTCTTTTGCGGTTGCCTGAAATGCGCCAGGTAGACGTTCAGCCAATTGCTGCCGCATCTCTTCCATCGACACGACACCTTTGGACACCATTTGGGTGACCGCCGAGATAGCGTTTTCGGCTTCTGACGACGACGCACCGAGAGCGCCCATTGCGCCTGATACCGCCTCAAAAATGCGGCGGGTCTGTGCACCCTCAAGGTTTGTACCTTTGGTCGCTGCCGTCAGTTTGATGTACGAATCTGCGGTGCTTTTGATGCCGATACCGACGCGGTTAGACACGTCAGCGACGTACTGCATTTCCTTCTGCGCTTGTGCCGTACTGCCAGTGAGGATGCGCAGCGTGCGCTCCATCGTCTGAAATTCGGCGGTGACTTGCGGAATCTTCTGACCGGCGGTGAAGATGGCGCTGATAGCCGCTGACACCCCGTTGAATACTAGAGTTGCAGGGCCGAACTGTTTCAGGGCGTTACCGAACTCGCTGCCAAAACCCTTGCTGGCGTTTTCCGCTTTGCGCAACTCGGACTCAAGCGCAGCTACCTTACCCTTGCCGGAAGCAAACGCACGGTCGAAGTCGGCACCTGAGATACTTGCGTCTTGTGCGAGGTGAATAAGTGCGTTGTTGACCTTGTTGATTTCCGCCTGCAAAGACTTGGTTGACTTGACGCCTACGGTGCCGAATGCCTGTTCGATCTGCTGTGATGCTGTCAGCGCGGCCTTGCCGGGGTTGGCAAGTGCCGTTTTGAGTTGGTCGGCCTCGGTTTGCAGCCGCGCCATCGACTGAACGAGTTTATTGTTCTCGCCGGCGAGGTCGTTGGTGTCCAAACCCAACTGCGACATTTTTGTGGATGTCTGCCCCAGGGCGTCAGTCAGTTGGGTGTATTCCGTGCGGGCGGCGTCAACCGTCGTGTTGACTTTGTTGAATTCGCGCTCTTGAGTCTTTACCGCTTCCGACGCCTCGTTCGTTGCTTTTTTGAGTTGTTCGTACTCGGGGTTGAGTTTGCTTAGTGCCGCTGAAGCTGCGGTGTACTCAGCCTTGGTACCGCGCACCGCTTGTGTTAGTGCGTTGTACGCCTCGCGGTTGTCGTCGGTGACCCGTTTGGCTCCACCGATGGACGCTACAAAAGCGTCGAGCGACGCCTTGGCCTCAAGGTTGGCTTGCTTGGTCTGTGTCTTTGCTACCGTTGCCGCACGGACAGTGGCCGCGTAGGTATCCTCGGCGGTGCGTACCGCGTCGAGAGTTTGCTTTAATCCGGTGAGCGTTGTCTGTTCTGCTGCTGCGGCAGTCTTGGCAGCATCAAGCGCGGTGCGCGAGGCGACAACCGCTGTGGTCAATTCTTCAAAGGTCTGAACCGTGTCCTTGCGGTTTGCAAGTTCGTTCAACTCTTTGCTTAGTGCCTGAAACTCAGGGGCGGCGTCACCACCCTTTTTACCGAGTTTTTCAATCTCCGCTGCCAAGTCCCTTACGCTATCCGACCCATTCGTTTGGGCGTTGAGTGTCAGCGTAATTGTGCGATTGGTTTGTGCGGCCATTGTCTGTTTTCTGTGAAACCGTTAAGACAAGGTGACCCCGATCAGGGCCACCCTGCTAATGCCAAACGCTGTTAGGCAGCGTCGCGGAGTTCGACCGTGAATGGTTCAGACTTGCCAGCCGGCGTTTTCAGACGACCCTTCAGTGCGATCTCTGCAAAGTCGTTTTGCAGGAAGTCAAACGCGCTGTCCGGGGTAAGAACGGCTTCCCACACATCGACGATGACCGGCAGTTGGTCGGCGAAGTTGACACCGTCCAGTTTGAACTGCGCGCGAACCTGGGTCTGCGTGCCGCCGGCGACTTTGGTACCGGCGATAGCGTTGTAGGTGTAATCCACCTTCAGGCTGGCTGCGTCGGCGATTCCACCACCGGCCAGGATGCGAAGCATACCGAGACGGTAGTTCACTTCGTAGTCGGTGTTCAGGACGTAGTTCGGGGTGCCCGAAGTGTGGCTGACGACGAAACCGGCAGTGGCGATGTTACCGAAGGCGAGCTTTACCCACTTACCTTGAGCGGCTACAACAACCTCGTCTGTGACCGTGCCAGAGCCTTGGGCCAGCGTGCTTGAAGTGCCAAACAACGCCATCGAAATGGACTCTTTGTTTACTTCAGCAAAAGTCACCGAAAGGTCGGCAGGTTTCGGCAGCGGGACGGATTCGATGACCTGACCGTAAGTGCTGCGGCCACGGGAAACCATTTCCTTGAGGTCTGAGTTCGGTTTGATCTCAAACTTGGAAGATTCGTAGGGACCGGTCCATTGGTCAAATGCCGCAGTAAGCGGGTTGTATACCCGTGCGTAAAGGTCGCCAGCGCCCAAAAAGCCACGTGAACTCATGTTTTGATACTCCTTAAACTTCCGGCGACGGGCGCCGCGTGTGGATGAAAATGCTACTTATAGCGACCTTACCCACCCGCGTGAGACTGCGCTATTCCGCGATACTTCACGGGGCCGATAGTGTTTCCACAAATTCAACCGAAATCTCGACGGCGGCGGACACGACCGCGATACCGTCTTCGCGGGGGGAGATAACACAACCCTCGTACATGACCGCAAACACCTTCTGGTCGGTGCCGAAGGTCAGCTTGTCTTTCCAAACCGCTTTCTTGATGTCCGAAATAATCTTGTGGCCAACGTCGTTTGGGTTGTCTGGGTCGCAAGCGGCGTGACCCTCAAGCACATATTTTTGCTTGATCTTGACCTGCGGTTCGCGCTGGAGACTTTGTTTTTCTGGGTTGTCCGGGCGTTCGATGATGACCGCGCAGGGTAAGTGCGCCTCTTCCAGTCGCTTGCGCCCGCGCATCACTTTCAACCCAATGTCGGTGTCATAGCCATTCGCTACCGTGATGGTTTGCAAGCGGGCGGTAACCGCCAGTGCTACGTTGTTTGCTGTACTCATTTTGCCCCCAATGCTGTTTCAATTCGGTTGCTGACTTCTTGGCCAACCTCGTAATCGAGTTCGTCGCCAATGTCGTCGTACATGTCGCGCCAAACGCCCTTGGTTACCTGGTAGACGGACGGGCCGTACATGGCGTTAACTTTTTTGCCGCCACGCTCATGGGAGAAAGCCCCCCACCGCCCCGCCTGTACCTTGCCGCTTAAAACTGGCATGAGGAAGACGTGGCGAAATGCTTTTGTGCCTTTGGCTACGCTGGCCGTTATTCCTGCTGCTTTCGATCCGACCTGAATACCGCGAAGCGTGTCGCCTTTGCGGGGTATCCATTGCGCGATCTTTCCTGACGGCAAGCGTGCGGGAGCGGCTATTGAGCCGAAAGCTGCGGCGTACTTTGCGGCGGTCCAGACGTTTGCTTGCGACTTCTGGTGGGCGCCGAAGTTAGCAAGTGACACCGGTTCGTCGGCTACCTCAAGCACCGCCTGGGGCTTGCTGTCCGTGGCTTGTTGCGAAACGATTACCTTGCGGTCGACGTAGTCGCGCTCAAGGTTTACTTGAGAGGTTATTTCAAGGGTGGTATTTTTTCTGGTTGTTTCCGCAACGCGGTTTACCGCCAGAGATGCCCCGCCACCGAATATATCGGCGGCGTTGCTCAAATCCGCTGCCAGCTTTACCAGTTCGGTAGTGTTTACCGAGATGACACTGTTCATCGCAGCACGCAGCGTGCGAGGTGTCCGTTGTTGGCCGCTACCGCGTCGATGACGAAAGACTCAGCACCTACCACCAGGGTGTCACCCGGCTTTGGGTTGAGTGCCGCTGGGAGATTAGCGATGTCGACCACTGCCGCAAATTCGCTGCGCTGAAATTTATCGTCGCCCGGTTCGTAGTCCACAACAACACCGCGCTCGATGTTCGCCTGACAATTCTCAGTGCCACGCAAAACCGCCTGTTCACCCAAACGGGCCAACAGGCGGTCGTGCATCCGTGCGAGGACGGATTGAAATGCCACGTTAGACCGTCAATTTCTTGACGACCTTTGGACGGGTACAAAGGTGAAGCGGGTTGGCCTGTGCTTCCATCTTGATACCACGGTCGGCTTCCATCATCCACTGCTTTGCATACATCGCTTGGCCGATGGTGCCGACAGTTTCGACGTAATCAGCAGGGGCGTTGCGAGCGATGAACAGGTCGAGCACACCTTCCGGTACGGCGTATGCGTCGGTGTCTTCGATCTTGACAGCCGAGGTACCACGGTAGCGTTCGAAGATGACGCCGCCGAACTCAAACTCCATGCGGGGGTCGCCACGCAGAGTGTTTGCGGCCAAGGTGCCGAGGTAGCTCTCCTTGACCATCTTGTGCTCGATCAGGCTTGACCAGAAGGTTTTGCCGCACAGCACACGGACACCAGTGAACGACAAGCCACCCAATGAATCCTCAATGCTTTCCAGCAGGGCCAGAATCTTGAGGCGGATGTTGGTGGTATCGACATCGAGGGCGAAGTCGATAACGTCCTGAGTTACACCGAACACACCGAACAGGTCGACAGTGTTGCCAGCCGCATCAACCGTACCACCTTTGAGCGCCAACATGCGGTGGGACTCTTTGGTGTATTCGATGTTCTGACGCATCTTCGACAGGCGACGACCTACCAAATTAGCGATGGTTTCGACTTCAGACTCACTGCCGAAAGCACGGACGCCGAGCACTTCATCGGCCAGGAGAGACTCTTCCGGCTTGAGGTGCGGCAACGTGAAGCTGTGCAGCTTGCGGGTGCCACGCGAGGTCTGGGTAGCCGGTGCGCCGCGTTGGGAAACTGGTACCAGTGCCAAAACGTCGTCGTACTGTTCGATCATCACCGACAAGGTGGTTACACCTTCAGCGGCACCAAAAAGACCAAGCTGTTCCAGTCGACCAGGTTGATACGGTACGTTCTGAATTGCGGTGGTCAGGGAGGACAGGCTAAAAGCGTCGTCCTTAAAAATATCAAGAGTTGCCATTTTTCAAGTTTCCTTTTCGATTAGCGGACGATGATGCCGAGCAATTTCAGATCGGCGACAGCGTTGGCGTTTGAACCGACAAGACGAATGCCAGTTACTTCGCAATCGCGGACGAGAACGACGCCTTTTTGATCGGCGGCAGAATCAGCTACGCCTGCGTATAGAACGCCAGCGGCTACTTCGGAACCATCGGAACCAACGTCGTCATAGGCGACGTATTTGCCGGTTGCAAGTTTTGAAACAACGGTGCCTGCTTCCATCGCACCAGCGGAAAGGTCGATAGTGACCTCCTCACGGCTGCGAGTACCGGAGGCCTCGGATAAAAGAAAAGCGCCCGTGCGCCGTGACTCAGTTAGTGCCATTTGCATTACTCCTTAGATTGCTTTGCGGCGGTGGGAAAAATCTTTGCCCAAACACCGGCGCCGCTTGCCGTTGATTGGTTTTTTGCAACTGGAGGTACCTGACTTGTGTGCTTTGCTGCGTCTTCGGCGGCAAGTGCATCACTCAGTTTCACCCGT